GAATATGTAATGGATTGTATTCGTTTTCAAATTGCCGTACAAACCAACCAGATACTATTTGTAATCCATAGTCAAATTTATCTGTATCAGGCTTTTTAGCACCCATAGAGTTACGAAAGTCTGTATAGGCTTGATACTGACCTATAAACTGTCCTAACCCCTTTTGTGCTATAGCAAGTATCTCTTCATCAAAGGCTAACTCTTCAGATACTTTACCTACCAGATTGTCTGCATAAGATTTTAACTTATCAGACATTTTACTATTTAACTTTTCAACCAACTCATACGGCATACGAAAGTATCCCATAGTAGGTCCAAATGGAGCAAACAACTCCATCTCTTTTTGTGGTTTATATATTATACTCATCTAGCTGACCCCGATACATCGTAAATAAATTTACCAGACCGTATGGCTTCCATAATCTCATCTGACTTTTTCTCGTATTCTTTTGCAGACATCTTTTGTACGTCAGATTCTTTTAAGTAAGAAGCTGTTGCGTCTTCTTGAGGTTTGCTACGAGCATTTTTAACCGCCACAGATTTTGCTGCATCTTTGTCCTTAGACTTAGGTGCAGACATTTTCATGTCAGCTTTGTATAAATCTATGGCTCTAGCTGCAGACCTTGCATCTGTTTCATTATCGTAGAGTGCATCCTGTACCCACTTAGGCTGTTCGTTTGCCCACTCGTGGAATGAATCACTCTCTCGTATATCACTAAAGTCTGGATGTAACTTTAACAGTTCAACTTCAGCTTTCTCTTTTGATGCAGATACATGCATTTCATCAATAGCTTTTATACGAGCTTCAAGAGCCACTGACTGCTCTTGTGCCTTTTTAGTGGCTATGGTTTCAACTATACCTGCTACATCAGGATACTCTTTAGTCCACGCTTCTATCTCCTCTTCGGATTTAGGTAGCTTCATTTCCTTACGTGCAGCTTCAGTCAACTGTCTTTCAAGGTCAGTTATCTTAGCTTTTAGTTCGTCAGCTTGTTTTTGCTGATGTCTCCGTAAGTCAGAGTATCTCTTCTTAAATGTTTTCTCTTCAGCAGAAGTAGGTTCTTGTTCCTCCTCCACTTTAGACTCTTCCTCGACAGACTCCCCTTGTTGAGCTTTGAGTAGCTCTTCAAGTTCTTGTTCATCGAGTTTTCGCTTTTCATCGTTATTGTATTTCCTACTAACGAATGCTGCTTTTTTTTGTTGTTTTGGCTCTTCAGCCATTACTGTCTCGTTCATTGAGTTCTCCTTCTAGGGTCATCGTAGCCAGTTGGGGGATGAGTAGCTAGTGACTGACAGATTAGCGCATACCAAGTCCGCGCCTTTGTGGTGCAGGTTGGGCAGGTCTACGTAAGTTTATTTGGCTTGATATTTCAGGACCTAATATCTTACCTAACACTCTGCCTTGCTCTGTACCCATTAAAGAACGTATTACATCCTTTTCCTCTTCAGGTAAAGCTAAATAGCGTTCTCTAAGTTGATTGAAAAATTCTTCCATGTTTTATTATCCTTTTAAATAATCCTATAGGATAGACACCTGAAGATATGACCATTATACCATACAATCCTTTTAGTGTCAACTTCTTTTTTATAATTAAATCATGCACCGATTTTACCACAGATGCAGACCAGTCTGATTTAGCTACGAGCCTGTCTGCAATATATTTACCCCACACATCATAGCCATCTTGCCATATCTGCGATTGTTTTCTATGCCACCGTCTAAGTTCTTTTACTTGTGATATTGTCATGCCTTTACGTTTGTATGATGCTGTGCAACAATGTGTGGCATCACCACCTGCTGTGGGTTCAGAAAAATCACTACCCCCTGTATCATTACTAGAATCATTATCATTATTCATTCTAGCTTCTGCACGTCTTTTATTTTCTCTTTCCATCTGAGCATCGGAAGCTGCTGCTCTCCTCATTCTGTCTTCATTTTTTCTTTGTTGCTCTTCTATTTCAATACCAGACATATTTGCATATCCACCTTGACGTTGGACATCTAAATCATTTGATATGATAGCAAAGTCTTGGTTAGGAGTATTTGTTCTACTAAACGGATTATTAGCTCTTTCTTCTTTTAAGTTATTATCAAACTCCTGTTTTTTAGCTTTATGTGCCGCAGCTTTAACAGGGTCATATTTACCTCCTTTTACAGACTCTATGAGTTTTGTATCATCCTCTGTGTCTGTAAATAAAGAGCCAAGTGGAGGTTTTGTTGGTTCTAAATTAACAACATCACGTAACACTTTATATTCAGTTTCATCTACATACAATCCTTTATCTAACTTTCTAGCAGCTTCTCTACGTATAGCTCTATCACTTTGTCTTGTTAAAGCACCCGGCAATACCATACCAACTCCTTTATCCACAAAGTCTCCTGCTTTACCTATAAAAGGTGATGGGGTGGTTGTGCCATCCATACGTCCCATTGGAGGTGCAGTATCTCTATCAGAGCCTGAAGGACTTCTTACCTTTAAATAGTCTTGAAAATCTTTCTTTTCAAAAGCTCTAGCACCTCTAGGTGCTAAGTCTCTCTGAGCAGAATCTCTTAATAATTTTTCTTCATTAACCTTTTCTTCAGCAGTTATGGCAGGTCTAACTGTGTCTGACCCTGAATCTACATTTGTCATATCCGTAGCTGTCGTAAATGTAGGTCTAACTGTAGTATCAGCACCTGCATCTCTTGGTTTAAATCCTTCGGGTATAGCAGACAACGGTTTACCATCTTTAAACGGTATTTGCATCTGTTGCCCTTGGTCGTTTATGTATGTACGTAGTTCATCATATCCTGCTGAACCCATAAGGTCTGTAAATGATTTAGGTGTTGGGTCTGCTATTGGCGGTGGTGTGTATCCACCCACGTTTGGTAAAGGACTTGTAGGTGCTAAAGTAGGAGCTTGTCCCACACCAGTTGTATCTACACCTTGAAGATTTGGTGGAACATACATACCTTGTTGTGCTGTTACCACACCACCCTCTGCTAATTCTAAGTCATCCATATCAAATGGTATATCATCAGGTATTGTCGCATCTTCAGAGTTACCCATCTGTCCCATAGCTTCCATAACTTTAAGACCTTGCTTTGCTTTCTGACGCATCTTCATCAATGTATCAAGACCATAGTAACGAGTTACGTCAGCAGGAAACACAAACTCACCCTCACTAAGCATTGCAGGTATGTCATCTCGTACTTCTTCTTTTAGTGAACCAATAGGAACATCATTACCTGACACTGGGTCTTTGCTACCCCCTTGGTCTAACAGCCCTCCATCTTGTAATCCATATTGTTTTTTAATATCGCGTAGAAAGAATAAAGCTTCTTCTCTGCTTAATACACCATCAGAGTGGTCAATAAGGGCTTGTATTTGGTCTTCTTCAGTTTTAATATCAATAATCTGGTCTTTAGTTCGTACAACGTCTGTACCCTTTTGGGCTTTTATAACACCACCTTTTGCATTCATCTGTGCTTTTTCAGGCATTAACTCTCTTAGTATAGTCAGTATTTCATCTGATGTTAGTTTAGGAAACATTTTTTTATATCGTGCAACATCTTGATGTAACTCTATAACTTCTGCTTTAGGAACATCTGTACCCTTTGCAGCTTTCATAAAAGCAAATTCTGTTTGTTCAGCTAGTGCCATTGATTTCATCCCTTAAATATTTTAGCTTTCGTAAAGCTGACACCGCGCCTTGTGACCGATGTATGAGTATAGTGTTATCTGATTGCTCTAACGATTTTTGTTGTTGAGTAATTAAATAATCTATATAACTATTGAATGCTTCCCACTGGCGGTTGTTGTTGACCAGTGGCTTCAGCTTGCTGAGTATTTGGCTGTTGTCCGACATTACCTGTAAATCCTTGTTCATTTGGCACAGGAGCTTGTCCTACACCTATATTACCACCACCTGTACCTGAAGTGTCCATAGCGTCTACACCTGCCACAGGAGCTTCCTGTTCAGGCTGTTGCGCTTGAAACCCTTTCATTATCTCTGCTTGCAAGGCGGCTTCATCCATGTTGTTGGTTACTTTGTCGGGGTCTAAATCCATTGACTTTGCAATTTCTCTTATAATGTATTGAAACTTAGCAAAAGGTGCAAGAGCAGGATTACTCGCTACAGATAAGAACTGCATAAGCCTTTGACTACGCACTTCGTTAGCCATGAGACTTTCTGTACCTCTAGCTCTTACCTCTAAGTCACCTTTTATCTTTGGGTCAAAATCAAACTGCATATTGAATCTGAAAAAACCTTCACCTAAAGGTCTAAGTAAATAATCATCTACATTTTTTATAACTGTTTTTATACTACCACTTGCAGCATTCATCAACATTGATATGCCACTTGCAGTTCTACCTACACCCTGCACACCTGTTTGTCCATGTGCAAATGATGGAAAGCCTGTGCTTTCATCTGCTAACACTCTAGCTTTATCAAACAGCATCATATTCTCTGATGATACGTTTGGAAACTTTGTGCCAAAGATAGCCTGACCGGGTGCGCCGCCTTGTCTTCTAAATATTTTTCCGGGATATAGTGAAAGGTCTTGGCCGGGAACTAAGTTCGTTTCATCTACCTCTACAATTAAATTACCCGATAATACAGCATTATCTACTGCCATACGCATAAAACCATTCATTAATGTTTGTGTATCGTCCATATTCTCTGCTATACCTACACCAAAGAAACTATATGGGTTTAGTTCGTATGGCGCAGCAACATAAGGTATCTTCGCAGGTTTAAATGGATTAAGTACCATTCGTATAAGTTTACCGTTGCATATCCATATGTTTGCTTGTAATTCATCAAAGTCTTGTAGTTCTTCTGGTATTTCAACACCCTGCTCTTCAATTAAACTTGTATCTACTGTACCCCAATACTCTAACACTTCAAATCTATCTACACCATGTTCGGGTGCATAGTCTGATAGGTCATCTTCCCAATAATACTTATTATAGTTTTCACCCATTTGTATGGCTTCATCAATAACAGTATCTCTAAAGTATGGACGCTTCTTCAAAGCTCTAAGCTGAGAACGAGACATCTTGTGTCTCTCTAGTACATACTGTGCTTCCTCCATATTGTTTGCATCTGGGTCTGGATAAAAGTTCCATACAGATACATAGTTTACTTGTGGCACTGTTTTAAACTTAGGGTCGTATGTACCCTCGTCATTCCAATTTGGGTACTCTTTATCTACAGCAAAAGGTCCTTTCATTATGCCTGTACCAAACAATGACATTTCAAATGATGCACTTCGTAAATGTTTGTTTGCTCCTGACTCTTCTAACTGGTCATGTATTTTTTTCTGCATATTTTTTGCAGCAATCATTGCAGGACTGAATGTAATAGCAGATGGTGTTTTTCCTGCACCCTCTTTTAGTTTATCTTCTATCGGCTCTAGCTTACTACTCAAAGGACCTAGCTTATCCATTAAAGATATTTCAGTTGCTCCCGGTGGCAAGTCATTTCCATCACCTGCAAAGCCGTAAGGACTTTGTAACTCTCGTGCTTGCTCTGGCTCTAGTGGGTCAAAGTTTACATCACCTACTACACCATCGGGTAATTCTGTTGGTTCTACGGAAAGGGGGAATCTTTGGTTGGCAAATAAAACATCAACTATTTGTCCATACGCTGCAAGAGTTTTAGTCTTTGTTACTTTTATAAATACACGAGACTTCTCTGCTTCAGTAAACTGCACATCAGGACCATATAGTCCTCTGTAGTTTCTATAGGCTTTTAACCATCGCTGTTCGTCTTGATATCGGTAGTCTTCTGAACGCTTGTAACGCTCCATTACAAATGGTATTATATTATTTATGTTAGCATCTTCAGATACAGAGTCCTCTGTGTCGCTTAATGCAATGGAATCTTCTTCCATCATTATGTCTTCTTCAGCCATTTAGTCTCCTTAATATCCGAAAGTAGAATCAGCTATTGGCATATTGTTTCCCTTACTCATTGTTGGGTCGTAGTCAAATATACTAAATCGTGGTCTTGACATTATACCATATCTTAACGCATCATACAAGTGGTCTTCTGACTTTGTGTCTACATCCTCTGGATTCTTTTTGTCCAGTGGGATTGAGGGCAGTTGAGAGATAACATTTGTACAGTTATTGAAAAAAACCAAACGTGGCTCTTCAGTAAACTCATCAACTTGCAATCTTCTGTGTATCTCATTTTTACCTGCAACCCGGCTACCCTTGCTTCTGTCAGACGGTCTCCACCTGCATCCTTTACTAATCATTTGTTCAGCTAAACTAGGACCAGTATCTCCACGCTTATGCCACAAAGAACTGTCCAAAACACCGTATCGAATATTGCCATCACCTGCTTCCATTTCTAATATCATGTCGGCTAAATCTGTGGCTAATACTTTCGATACATATAACTCCCTATATACTACAAGCTGTTCACTCGGTGATACAGCAAACCATATAACTCCTGTGTAACTTCCATATCCATAGTCACACGCTCTAAACTTTACCCAGTTAGATGGAATATTAAAAGGCTCGACAACATGAAGGTCACGATTGAACTCAGTAAAAGCTGCCCCTTCTTTAATATCCCAATCCCCTTCCAGTAACTGTCTTCTTTGTTGTTCTGGGAGCGAGAGGAGCATTGCTTCATAATCCCCAGACTTTGATAAGAATGGGTTGTCGGATAATCTTGCCGGTATAAACTTCCTTTTGAAGAGAGCCTTTCCTGCTTTAGAGTGTCCAGATGGGTAGCGTAGTACCTCTCCTGTTTCGATATTTGTCGCATCAAATGCCTTTCCGTATGCTGCAGGGTCAATAAACATTTTCTTAACCCAAGCGTGACCTCTACCACCGGGGTTCGTTGTTGCTCTCATAAAGATGGGTAAGTCTGGAGCAGTAGAACGTAAACGACTTCGCATATAGTTCCAAGCGTATGGTGTTGCCCATTGAGTAAGTTCATCAAATCCTATCCAACTAAATGCTAATCCTTGATATCGTAGAACATCTTCATCTCTATCTAGATAAGACATCCACAATCTTGCACCTGATGGTGCTACCCATTGCATCTTTCTTTCCGACCACTTAATACCCTTCCATATTTTTGGGTAGAGTTCTTGACTTTTAAATATAAGTTCTCGTAACTCTTCTGTGGTATGTCGTAGTAGTAAGCCACTAAATGATGGGTGTCCCATGTATCGCAGTGGGTCTGCCAACATTGCGTATGACTTTCCTCCACCTGCTGAACCTCCGTATAAAACTTCTCTTTCGCTTGCAGCTAAAAAGTCTGTCTGAGGTCCTTCATTGGGCTTAAACAAAACATTCGCGTGTTCCTCAATAGCTTTTGTTTCATATGAAACATCTTCTATTTTAACTGATGGCTCTTGCGCCTGTTCTTTCTTCTTCAAGGGTTTTCGCTTTGGCGATTGCCTTTTCCGCATAGTCTGCCCACTGGCGGATGCCTTTAGCTTGGTTCTTACGTTGTCGCTCATTCTCTAATCGTTTTCTTAAACCTACATGTGATATGTAGCGTCCTGTCTGAGTTGATATCCAATTTGCTACTTGTCGATATGAATATTGATTTACATATGTTCTTGCTTTTTCTAGCAAATTTAGTTCATCGGGTACAGGTCGTAAAACGTCAGGGTCATTCTCGTCTTGTACATAACCGAAAGGTATAGTTCTGGCAATACGTGGTATAGCTATCCACTCGTTATCTTCTTTTATATCTGTTGGTTGTGGTAGCTTCCACCTGCCAATACTTCTAGTCATCGTCCTCTACTACTGCTTTTGGTGGCATAAGCATCACACCACCTGTTGCTTCTACTTGCATCTTCTCTGTTTTTACTAAACCAACTCTGTCAAGTATTTCTTTTGCTGCCATCATCTTTTCTTTTATACCTAACTCTGTAGGCTCTAGCAAAGCTCCTGTCATTGACATTGCAGCTTTTGGTGCGTTACGTGCCATCCACATTTGTGTCGCTTCCAGTATTTCATCTTTCAAGCCTTTAACAATGTCTGCAGTGCTAGATGTATCTGCATATCCTGCAATCTTTTTTGCTATAGTGACATTACCACCTGCTTCGTCAAATAAAACATGTAATAGTTTTTGTTGCTTTTCTGTAAGTTGTCTTGTCATCTTTTTTTAAACTCTTTTGTGAATGTCAAACCAATATAATTTTTTCTTACTTTAGGTCTCAGTTGTCCACCTGCGATATTTACTTTTGGGTCTCTAAGATTTAAATCAAACATAGGACTATCTTTTTTCTTAGCAGGAGTAAAATTAAACAAAGACTCTGTATTAAACTTCTTTCCTGTTAAGTTATCTACAGAAGAGTAGCCATATTTTTTTCCATTATCCATATTAACACTTCCACCTTCTTCTTGCCTGTCGCAGTCTACTGTTTGGATTCTTTGCTGCTTTAGGAAACTTTTTCATTTGTCCTGCACTTCTAGCACAGAAAGACTTTCTTCTTGCTGCTCTAGCTTTGCTTGTAGGTTTACTCTCTGTAACTGCTGTCTGTAACTTTGAACCGGGATTTCTGCGTCTATACTTAGCTACACCTGCAGCAGTCATACCTGCGCCTTTTGAAGTGGGTCGCTTGTCCCCACTCTTTACAGACATGCCTTTCATGTCATCGCGTTTTTTCTTTCGGACTTTTGATGTCATGTCATATATTGAAAATGCGGCCCGTCAATAAATGGGCGGCGGTTCTGACTCCTACGTAAATCTATATAAGCATTCATAGCTTGTTCCATAGTTCCGTCCCACGTAGATATATCTTTTATGTGCCATGCTGCGCCCCAACAAATTTTAGCTCCAGTTTGATTGGATGCCATCATCATAGCGTCAGCAATGTCATCATACATTACAATGTCCCAACTTGGATTTTTGCCATCGAATGCCATTAAGTCTACAGCATGTGAGTATCCATCTTCCTGTATAAGGTGATAAGACTTCATCGTTTGTGAGCGACCTGTTTCATACAATCTTTTTTGTTCGGCTAGGTCTCTGACTCCATATATAACTCCAAAGTCTACGAGTGATAGCTCTATCGCTTTCTTAACAGTTTCTACGAGTACAGGATGTACCCCTTCTAATTTTCTTAAACTTCTGCTACTAAGTTTGAATGCCATACTTTTTTCTATCCTTTACTGTTTTCATATATTCTTTTTGCAAAGAATCTTTTAATGATTTTAAATTTCTCTCTTTAATAAACTTTCGTATAGGGTCAACCATTTCGTCTTTGATAACTCCTGCTACCTTCTTTCCCTTTTTAGCTTTCTTAGTTTTGTCTACAGTCTTGTGTTCAAAAAATTTAGCTGTCATTAGAACACCACCACTACAAATGTTACAAAAACTAAGATAGCCATCATACTATTTATCAACCAACCTAATCTCATTTTTTCCTCATGTTAAATAATTTACTTGCAGACCGTGTAGCAAAACTTGCGCTTACGATAGCTCCTAAGGCAATCTGATACCACTGTGGCATACCTGCGAGTGCAGTAAAGCCATCTGCTACTATGCCCCTGCCCCACTCACCCATGAAGCTCAGTACTAGAGGAATGCTGAAAAGCAAAGTCAGCCATTCGTCCTTCCACGAGCTTTGGGATGCCCTCATAGCAGCTAAGTCCCAATCAATTTCACCTGTTGCTTCTTTCATCCTAATAGTGGCTTCAGCTTTTTGTATGGCTGTCTTGCCCTCTATATAAGATGATGCTAAACTAGATACTGAACTTAATAGTGTACTTATCATTTTCTTGCTCTGTTTCTACTACGATTGATAACTCGTAGATTTCGGGGTGCATTATTTCTAGGGTTCTTATCTATATGGTCTATGTCTTTGCGGTCACCCTTGCGTACTGTTCCGTTTCGTGTTAATGCTCGTCTAACTTTATTTCTAGATGCTCTGTTCTTCTTTTCGTTTGGCTTACCACCACTTAACGAATATTCACGTTTATAATTTCTAACCATTCTATTTGCATGTGCATGTGTCTGAACATTTCTTATTCAACAAAGCACACCATAACCTTTTCAAATATTTAATCATCTCTCTTCTCTCCCCATTATCTTGGGTTCGGATTTCTCTGCCCCCATCCAGATTGCAAAACTCCCTGTCATCGCTCCTGTAATCACAGATATCAGTCCTGCTTGTTGTGTGGTCAACTCTGGCTGACTCAAAGCCCATTCTATACAACGAATGTAAACTCCTGTCATAACTAGCATCATAAGTCTTGGAAGTATTCGCCATCTGTCAAGTGTCTCTGGAGTCATTTTTTTTCTTCTTGTCCTTAAAGGCTGATTGGTCGTGTCTTGGATCTTTAGCTTGTTCTATTACAGTCTTTATCCAATCACCATTGTCACCTGTAGTACGACAATACTCACACCTATCATCTTCTATGTGATGCCCACAAACGTCACATGTAGGCTCGTATAACACTAGGTCTTTTCTCCACGTTTACCACCCTGTTCCATAAACAATTTAACAGTATCTTCTGGTACACACATAATCTGCTCTGGTGGTCTGTTTCCATATTGTCTAATTAATGCTTTTACAAGCTTAAAAGGATGATCCCCTATAAACTTTTGACACATAGCTGAACTATGAAAGTGTCCATGCTCCAATGGATTCTTAAATATAAATATATCCTTTGTTCCGTCTGCATATACACCAGACATTACTGCTACTATAAACCACGCTTTAACTATCATTTTCAAAATACCCCATATTATGTAACCTTTCTATAACTTCTCGTTTTTTTAGCGATGCCTTTAGGCTGTTTAACGAATTGTTTTCCTGCTGCCTTGCCTTTTCTTTCTTCTT